ACCGAACAGTCCCTGACCACGGTTGCTGGCTGCAGTGCCAAGAAGCTTGGCTCTTTGTTTCGCATAATCTGCCAATGACATATCCCTGATTGAATCAGGTGTGTACGAATTGTTTTCCGAATTGTTATCCAGGGGTCCTGATGCAGGCGCTGTAACTCGTGCGCCTACCATTTGTTGCTTTGCAGATTGCATTGCTGCTTGAGCAGATTGCAAAATACTTTGTGACTTCTCACGCAGTAGCGTGATACTAGCCTCAACCTCATCTTGCGTATTACCGTTAACAAGGTCAATTAGTTCAGGAACAATGTTTTCACGTTCCTGCTCTAAACGAGTTGCACGGTAATTTGTAAGGTAGTTGAGTTCTTGTTCCTTATGCAGAAGAGCAAAAGCTTTTTCTCTTTCAAGACGTTCGTTCTCTAACTGAGATTGAAATTCTTGCTCCTTCTTAGCGAGGAGTTCCTTGGCAGAAAGTTCTTCTTCTTCCCTGGACTTTTTAGCTTTTTCTTCTAGCTCACGTACAGACTGCTCGTGAGCAGCTTTACGTGCGACTTCGTCTTCTTGTGCTTTCTTCAAAGCTTCAAGTTCCTTAGCCATCTTTTCCATTTGAGGATACAGCTTAGATTTTTCCTGAGCACGAGCCTTTGCAAGGTCATCGGCAGTAAAAACCTGGTCCACTGGTTCACTCACTTCTTGAGCTACGACTGCTGCTGCAGTTGCTGCTTCAAATACTTCTTGATTATCGGCCATTATTAATCACCTGTTTTTCTTGTGTCGTTGTCCGTATGCCTTGCGGCGTATCACATTGGGGTTTAACAAGACAATTTCATACCATTTAAGATAAAAAATCTCGTTATATTGCTATTTATTTTTTACTTGTCTACTGCTCTCCTCTGAGGAATTTTAGTTCCGTAGGCTTCAGTGACAAGTCTCTCTCTAATTGCAGCTTCTTGGCTCTTTTCAATGCCCATCATTTGCTGCTGCGTTGGGTCGTTGACGCTTTCGTCAGTCTCTGGTCCTGAAATTCCGTCTCCCATGATGTCGCCATCACCAAGCTCGGTAGGCTGCATAGGGATAGCAGAGTTTCCATCAGGTCCTGGCATCATGCCAGTCATATCCATAATTGCTTTCTGGATTTGAATCTTCACTAGTTGAAGAGCTCCGTCCGCACCAGCATCGGAGATAAGTTCTTGACGAATCTCTTGTAGCTTCTCTTCTGGGAATTCCTCGCCAAGGGTACGTAGAGCACCTTCTTTAGACTCAAGACCCATACCAATTTTGGTTTGAATTTCATTCAAGATAATCAACTTATCAAGAGGCAAAGGTTGAGGGAACTGAACAGAGTTCTGGAAAGTAATTGGGTCTGAAAAATCAAGCTGTGTTAACTGGCCTTCTTTAATTGGGCCGTCTTCATCAGGATTGTACATAAACTGTAGTGGCTCTTTTAGAGCAAGAGTGCGAAGAGCAAGCTCATTAATTCGCTCAATACCAATACCGTACTGAGCAACTTTTTGTGAGTAGCGGTTCATCAATGGCTGGTACTGAATAGAGAGCGCAACACCCGAAGTATTAGAGATAGGTTGAACTTGACCCAGTGCGGTTTCTGGGATGTTCATTAACTCGTGCATTGAGCGCTTTAGAAGTTCTAGGTACTTCAAGGCTCCGTCAATACCTTGTGCACCTCCTTCTAGGTTGAAGACCTGAGCATCTTTTGGAAGACCGCCCCAAACCTTCTTTGCGCCCTTTTCTAAGTTAGAAGCTTTAGCACCAACAATAACTGTCACAGGGGAAGCGTGATAGTTAATGATGTCTGCTACGTCAGTTGATATCTCGTTATAGGCGCGGTTTATTGTGATGATGTCGTGTGCGTCTGGGAGACCCCAAGGTGAACCAGAAACTGGAACGTTAGGTATATGTACAACAGGAACTAATCCAAGTGGATTAGGACGAGAGTCAATTAACTCGTCGTTGATGTACTCTTCAATCGTGTCGTCTGTAAGAATTTCAGTGTAAGTAAATACTTGACGCGTTCCTTCAAGTGATGTTCCCCAGAAACGGTACTTCTGTTTAAAACGCAACAAGCGAGTACGGTCGTGTGGGTGGAACTCAGGAAAAGCAAAAGAGGAGTTAAGCGGAAGAATACGAACTCTACCTGGGTGGTTTCCTCCTGCAGAGTCTACCCAAGGCTCTTCATACGCAATCTTTACAAAACAGTCGCCAGTAATGCCGCCTTGTTGCCCCATCTCAAGTAGCACACGCATTTTTTCGTTGTCTACTTCCCAGATTCGTTCTAGGCGGTCTGGAATAATTGCTTCCGTTGCTTTTGGTGAACGGAAGTGAACACCTTTACCAAATACAAAGCGAGATAAAAAGTCGTTAAATGCACGGTAGTAGTTAACCGCAATTTGCATTTCGCCAGACTCACGGCGATAGCCCCAGTGATGTCCAAGATACATTGCCCAGTTAAGGGAGTAACGGTTTAAGCGAGGACCGTGTACTTCAAATTCTTCGTCAGCTAGTTCCACCAAACCCAATGGGGAAATGGAGATAGTTAAGTCGCTAGATGCGGCTCTATACGACGGAGGAGAAAAATCAAGATATGACATTACTTATCTTTCTTCTTATCTTTCTTAGAGTCTTTTTTCTTAGCCGCAACTGTAGCACTCTTTTTCTTAACATCGCTAGCGTGCTTTTTCTTACGCATTTCTAATTTGCGAGTTTGTTCATTTGTTTCAATAAATTTTCCGCCAGATTGGATGTAGCGTTCATGAACCCAGTGACTGGCTCCAGGATTAGGGTAGTTAGAGTACTTTGCCTTTGCCTGAGCAACAATCATCAAATAAAGTTTTTCATTTGCTGGTTTACTTGCCATTACATCTCCTCCTGATAACCCGATAGCCCCCACACTACTGTGGGGGCATACCGACGTCTGTCTAAATTAGTCGTTTACGACTGTTGCAGATTGACGCTGTGAGCGTCCGCCTGATACTACTTTGGTCTCAATTACTTGAGCTGCGTAGTCATTCATTGTTCCGTGTGCAAACTCGCCAAGGAATGTTGGTGCTTCTACCCATGAGGCAGACCCAACGTGTGCACGCTCTGCTAGTGTTTCTGCAGCTGGCTTTTCAAAAACGTTTGCATTGTGGTTAGGACGACCTGGTGCAGGAGTGTAACCCTGCATCATGCCTTTCTGAAATTCATTTGGTACATCTGTGTCTGTTGCAATACCCTCTTCAAAGCGAAGTGGGCCACGACGTGTTGCATTGCCTGCTTCCTTTAGCTCGTACACATTTGGTGCACGCTCTGGAAACTGTGGTGCTGGGGAAATTCCCATAGTAAGACTCCTTAAGGTTGTAGATGGAAGGCCATTCCAGGTAATAGTTTCCCTCTTTTTAAAGGGCTTGTGTGGTTAACCGAAGAAAGGATTTGAAGAAGCAACTACTTCTGGCATTACTAGGTCCTGAGTTAAAGAACAGGCAATAGACAAAGAGTCAACAAAGTCATCGTGGGCATAGTTTTCGTCAGGGGCTGCAACCATAAAGTTCGGTCCCTTAAACTGAACTTCGGCATCAGTCATCTGCTGATAAAAGCGTTTCCAGGTACGTAGTCTTCTTGTTTTGGCATGAGCAGGCCAGGAAATCATTTCTCTTTGAATTAGTGCTTGGAGGTGTTTCCACCGTCTAGATTGTTCACTTGGACTTGAAGTTACTGGCATAACCTCAGCTCTTGGTAGCAGAAGTTTTAAACGTTGCGCTACTGCATCTCCTACACCGTTTGCATCTACACCGACTGCAAGTACGTCATAGTTCTCTAAGAAGTTAACAATTTGAAAATACTGTTCTTCCCAGTCATCGCCCTGTAGTTCTAGCCAATTAAGAATGCGATGGTCAAAGTACCCAAACTCATCTGGTCTATCCCAGTCAACCCAAACAACTGTAACAACAGTTGAGTCAGTTTTACGTGCAGGGTCAATACCGACAACACAAGGTGTCTTATGCCAAGACTTAACTAACTCTTGTGACGTGTCACCAAGCTCATCCATCTTAGATGAGGTAATAAACATTCCTCGCTCAAGTAACCACTTACAGTTGTATGACATCTGGAACTCATCTGAGTCTTCACCGATGCGTAACATTTCCTTTTTAATTGAGCGTTCGTAATTCTTGTTGTACTTAATAACTTCTTTCCAGTCCCACTGGTAGTGGTTCTGTCTATTTCCGCGAGTTGTTTGACGCCTGCGGTTTAACTGAATTGCTTTATAAAAGTTATTCTTACTAGTTGTTGGTGTACCTGTTTTAACCATTGTTCCTGCGTAATACGCAAGCATAGGAGCGATTGACTTAGACACAACAAAGTCGTCTGCTTCTTGACACTCATCAATGACGATGAGATGGAAAGACTTAGATTCAATCTTAGCTCTTGGGTTTGCTGTCATCATCGTTATGCTAGAGCCAGAGTTAGTGAGTTTAATTTGTCGTGTAACTCCACCAACACGTGCTGCCTTATCATCAATTTCAACATCGTTTAAAATCTCTAGTGCACGCTCAGAAGTAAGGCGAGTTACTGCACGACCAAATAGCGTTTCTGCCTGTCCCTCTGTTGGAGCAAACAACCCAACCCACACGCCATCTTTAAACTTCCCTAAAAGTTCTGGGTACAGCTTTGCTAACCGAGGTAACAAAATCATTAACGTCACAACAGTGTCAGCAACTGTTTCTGATTTACCTGACTGACGTGCAGCAAGTGCAGTTATCTCCTCAGCATCGTTGATAATTACTGACTCCATAATGCGACGTGCTAAAGGCTTTTGGTATGGGTGTAGGTCATGGCCTACTAGAACTTTTAAAAAGTCCATCATCTTGTCAATTAGTTTGTCTACAAACTGCTGAGAGAGCTCATCAAGCTCTTCTTCTCTCTCAAGCTCTATTTGTTCAAGGTCTTCTTCCTGCAAGTAAAACTCAGGATTAATTTCCTCAAACTTCTCGTCATCAAAATCAACAGGCATTATTTCCTCATTAATTGACTAGACCCACATTGCTGTGGGCCATCGCCAGACCAGGAGAGAGGTGAAGCAGGAAAATAGTAGCACACACTACGCACGTTTCTTCAATTCTTTGGCGATTGCATTAAAGACTTCAGTGCCCATTACAACTTCATCAAGAAGGTCTTTGTTGTGACTCTTCTGCCATTCTGTAATAAGTTTGCCAATCGTGTACATGGACTGCTCCATCCACAGAATTAAGTCTGGCGTTGATATCGTTGAGACTCTCTTCTCTATCCGAGTCTGGGGCTGTCCATCCTGCTTCTTCCGTAAAATCATCGTATGTTACTTCCCGTGTGTTGAGTGCCGATTTAAGTGCGTCTTCTTCAGTTTTAAAGCCAGTCCACTTGCCGAAGGCTAGTGCTTTGTATTTAGGTAATCTTACTAAAAGAGGTTCAGAAGTTCTAAATGGCTCTTCTATTTCTTGAGTCCATCCACGAACAACAAACTTCTTGCCCCAGATAACAGGTAAATCAATTAGTTGTACAAAGTGTTTTGGTCCGATGTTGTGTACCTTTGGCATTTATCTTCCTCTTGGGTTTTTTCCACCTGTAGATGGGTTCTTACCGCGTTTGCTTTGAGCAATCGTTTTGTACATAGTTTTAGTCTGTCCTGAAACTTTTCCTTTTACAGCAATCTGAGCACCACGACTATAGCGGTAGAACGCTTGCTGTGCTTTCTTAGACAGGCTTGAAACATCTGCTGGACCACGTGGCTTAAAGTCAAGCATACGAGCAATAACTGCGCCCTTAGAACGGTTGGCTTTAAATGTTGCCCACTCACCGCCTGAAACTTCGTAGTAGTTGTAGAAGGTTCCATCACGAAAAATAACTGTAAGTTTCTCTTCTTCTTCATCATAACCAGCAGCGACTGTTCTTGGTCGGTCTGGATTGGTAGTAGAAGTTGGAACTACAGTGATATCAGCTGGAGAGGTATCTTCCATCTCATCTGGTTGAAACCCAGGTATTTGCCAATTAGCAGGGTTGTCTAATTGTTCTGTATTCATATTTTGATTAAAGTCAATAATTTCGTAAAAACTACGTCCAGGAGCAAGTCCATCGGCTGTTTGGTACTTTTCACCAGCCCAGTTACCGTAGTTGGTAGGATTGTAATGCTCCATTGACTGACTGTCATCAAACATAATGTCGGAGATTCGGTTAAAAGAACCTTTAGAAGAAGCGGTTACTCCGCCTTGAAAATCATCACCGAAAATATCTCGGCCCATTGCGTTCAACATTTCCTGAGCAGACGGAGCAGCCCTCCGAGAAGAGCTGCTTCCGCCTGTAGGACGTACCATAAGTAAACTCCTAATTAGGAGGCTGTTGCCCAAGGTGTGATTGTTACTGCTGCTGCTACTGCAGTTGTTGCAGCACCGCCAGCAATTGATTGAGTCTTGATTGTTCCTGCAAGACCAGCAAGTGTTCCTGTTGCGTTGATGCCAGTGGTATCTGCAACTGTAAATCCTGTGCCTGAGATTGTGATGTTGCCAGAAGCAACAGCGGTTACTGTCCAAGAGCCAACTAGGGCTGCTGGTACAGCAACTGGTGATGAGGCTGCTGCAGTTCCTGCAAAGATTTGAACCTTTGTGCCAACTGGATAGTTAGTGTTTGCACTTGTGGCATAGACGACTGCAACTGTTGCACTTGTTGCATTAACACGAGTGATGTCAGTCTTAGCGTTTGCTGCTGCTGTAGCAGTTGTAACTGTAAGACCGTTGTCCTTAAGAACATCGTCTGCATTTGCTGTTGTGAAACCACGAACATCAGAGACCTTCACGTAGTCGGTTGAACCTGCTACGTCAGAACCTGCTGAGTTTGGTGTGTACTGTGGGTATCCATTCCAACCTGATTCTAGGTTGATGTGGTCACCCTTAGTTAAATCTAAACGTGTTGTGCGAGCATCGTTTGGTTGTGGAGCAAAGTTGCCCCATACAAAATCAATTGCGATTTCTCCTGCGGAGTCTAATTGAGCTCCTGCGTTATTTACTGCCATGATATCTACTTTCTCTAGAGAGGTTTGTAATTTCCCCATGCGCTTAGGGGAACCTTAAAGATAGTATCCAAGACTATTGACTTAATGTCAGCGTTTATTCCTCACAGATGTGGTCATCAAGGTCTTCTTGAATTAAGATGACTTCACAGTGACGGCATTTAAAGAATCTAATGTCATCTAATCCAACGTGTAAAGAGTCTGAGTGACTAGGGTCAACTGTCATTTCTGGTTCAGCTAAAACCTCTGGAGGGAATGGCCCTCTAGGACTATGTACTACGGATGGTATTGCGTGACCCTGTACCGCAAATTTGCGAATGACAGGCATTACTCTGTTGGTTCTGCTGGAGTTTCTTCTGCAGGAACTTCTTCAACAACTGGAGTTTCTTCAACTACAGCTTTTGAAGTCTTCTTTGATGACTTTGGTGCCAAAGCCTCAAATGCATCAGATTGTTCTTGAACCATTTCATCAGAACGCTTTAACAGACCAGCATTTTTGCGGTCGTTAAGAAATCTTGGCAAGTGCAAAGAACAGTAAGGAATTGTTTGAGAAGGTGTAATCTCATAAGTCCAAACTGAATCGTTAGTGCAGTTAACGCATGTTGTCATTTTTCTACTCCTTTGTTAGCAATCCCAAGCCCGTAAAGACTTGTTGATGCGACTGTTTGGGTCTTTGGCAGTCTTTGAAGAAGTGTTAACTCTCTTCATGCCTTCCATCCTAGCGCAAAAAGATTTACGACGTGCTGCAGACTTAGGGGATTTTGCAGCTTCTTTTTTCTTTACAGGATGTTTTAAATCAGAACCTGGGTGTTCTCGCTCATAAGACTTGCGTCCTTTTTCATTTAGACCGCCTTTAGAGTTTTTTCCTTCGGAGCGTGTCCAAGCAGCAGTCTTATGTGCTTTCTTTTTTGTAGCCATTACTTCTTCTTAATACCAATCATGCGACCAGTTGTTTTATCACGAGTCACTGTTGGCTGTCCTTTAACAGAAGCCTTTTTAGTTGATGGCTTTTTAGTAGCTGGCTCTGTAACCATTCCTTTGTTATCTGGGTGGTCTGGGTTTTTCATAAACTTTCCGCCAGCACCTTGAACCATTTTAGGGATAAAGGCTGTTTTAGTTTCTGGAGCAGGAGATGGAGCAGGTGTAGATGTGCCAGTTACTGGGGTAACGTGAATCATCTTTCTTGCTTGGTTTGGAGCAACCGTTGGTGTTGGGTTAGTTGCAGGGCTTGGTGGAATCTTTAGAGTAAAACTAGCGCTAACGTTGTTGTGCTTAAGTGAAACCTCAGTTCCGCCTTGTCCAGTGGCAGCAATTCGGTCTATTAATTCCCCAGCGTGTTTGTGAGCAACACCAGCTTCTGTAATTGTATTCTTAGAAGTATTGTTTGCTTCTGTAACTCTTAATCCAGATTCTGTACGAAGTTTGTCTGTTGATAAGTGATGGTCAACAGCTCTCTTTTCTAAATCGTTGTGATGGTCAAGAATAGTCTTTTTAATTATATGACGATTACTTGCCGCCATTTCTTTAATTCTTTGCCCATGCTCTTGTGAAGATAGCGCAGATGTTTGACCGTGCTCTTGAGCAGAAAGAGCTGAGGATTGCTCATGACCTTGCGCAGATAATGCGGAGGCAATTCCGCCTTGATGGGAAGCTAAGTCTTTTGCAAGCTCATTACCGTGATGAGCTGCTTCCATACCCATACCGTGCTGCAATACCATTTGACTTGTACTGGTTGCACGAGCAGATATATTATTAAAGAAGTTGGCTGGCCCAGAGAGGTTCACTGGCTTGTTGTATCTGCTTAGGTCCATGTGCTAATAGTCCCTTACTTTTCTTCTTCTGTTGGGTTATTCATTAAGCAATTTTCAATATTGATAAGGCGCTCATGCATCTCTGCAAACGCATCCATAATTAAAGCTTGATTCTCGTATAGGCGGTCTACACGGTCTTTTACAGTTGTAAACCCACCGTTCTGGCTTAGTTCACCGTCCATGTTATTGAGTCGTTCCATAACACCTGAGACACGGTCACGGCCTGGAGACTCTTCTTCACCTTCCCAATCGCGCATGAAGCGCTCCATCCATTGACCCCAACGTTTGACTCGTTTGTATAGTGGACTCAAGAGCACCCCCAAACTAATGAGAGCACCAGCGACAATGCCTATTGTCATAAAAGTATTTGTCACTGGTGCTACTCCTCTAAGTTACTTCTTTGAGCCGAAGCCGTATGATGGGTCTTTTGGGTTTACAAACTTTGCTGCTGGACCGAGAAGACCTGCAACAAAAGCATTTGCCAAAGTCTTTGGGTCTGAAATTCCGCTCATATAGAGCGCAGCAACAGCCGCAAGGCTTGCACGAAGCCAAGTAGCTCCTGCAGCCTTAAGTGTGTTGATATCCATGGTTCTCCTTACTGAGTGCCCTACTCAGAGACAATAGTCTCTTATTCTTCGCGGTTACGCAGTGGATACGTAATAGCCCATGCAACTAATGTTGCAATAATTGCGTAACCAACAATTGTTTTTGCAGAACCATCTAGAACTACCCAAGCAATAAACATGCCAAGTAATGTCCAAAGTTGGTCAATCATATCTTTTAGTACTTTCACGGCTTACGTCTCCTTACGCCTTTGCTATCACCTGATGAGCCTCCACCACCAGAACTTCCACCTCCACCAGAAGATGAACTTCCAGTAGAGCCTGCTGCAGCACCTACTGCGTTCATAGCAGCACCTGCAGCAACAACGGTTGCAACAACCATGTCAGTTGCTTCTTCACGTTCTTCATCCGACATATCTGCGCCAATACTTCCGAGTGCTGCTAAAGCTGCACCTGGGTCTGAAAAGGCTGTTGCTAATAGTTCTCCAGGATTTTCCAACAACTCAACTTGCGCAGCAACTTCCGCAGTGATTACAACTGCATTACCGTTTTCGTCAGTACGCACATCAACTGGTGTTTCTGCTGGTAAGTCTTTGTATTCAAGTCCTGCTTCTTGTATTGCAGATGCGGAAAGTACTTCACCAGGAGCAACTGACTCTATAAGCGCAGTTGCAACAACCGTTTTTTGTTCTTCAGTCAGTGTACCTTCTTCAGCAGCTTTCTTCAGTGCTTCTGCTTCTGCTTTTTCAGCAGCTTCTTCAGCAGCTTCAGCTTTTGCCTCTGCAAGTGCGGCGGCTTCTTCAGCAGCAAGTTTTTCTGCTTCTAGTCGTGCTTCTTCTTCAGCTGCCGCTTCTTCTGCTTCAATTCTTTCTGCTTCAACACGGGCGGCTTCTTCTTCTGCGGCTATGCGCTCAGCTTCTGCCTTTGCTTCTGCTTCTTTAATTTCTTCTGCAATGCGGTCTGCTTCTTCTTGTGCTTCTTTCTCTGCTTGAATTCTTGCCGCTTCAATTTCCGCCTCTATGCGCTCAGCTTCTGCCTTTGCTTCTGCTTCTGCTTGAAGTCTTGCTTCTTCTTTTGCTGCTTCTTCTGCAGCAATTCTGTCAGCCTCTGCTTGTGCTGCTTCTTCTGCCGCTATTCTTGCGGCCTCAACCTCAGATGCTATACGAGCAGCTTCTGCTTCTGCTGCAATACGAGCAGCCTCAACCTCTGCCGCTATTCTTTCTGCTTCAATTCTTTCTGCTTCTGCTAATCGTGCAACCTCAGCGAGTCTAGCTACTTCGGCAAGCCTTGCTACCTCTGCCAATCTTGCGACTTCTGCTAACCTAGCAATTTCTGTAAGTCTTGCAACTTCTGCTAATCTCGCAACTTCAGCCAGTCTTGCTACTTCTGCAAGTCTAGCAACCTCAGCAGTTGCGGCTGCAATTCTTGCCTCTTCTTGCTGTGCAGCCAACAATGCTGCTGCTTCTGCTTGAAGTCGTGCTACCTCCGCTAGTCTCGCAACCTCCGCTAACCTAGCTACTTCTGCTAACCTAGCGATTTCCGCTAGTCTGGCAGCTTCTGCAGCCTCTGCCGCAATTCTTGCTGACTCAGCGTCTGCTGCTGCTTGCGCGGCTGCTGCTTGCGCGGCGATAAGAGCTGCCGCCTCTGCTTCAAGACGTGCAACTTCTGCAAGTCGGGCAACCTCTGCTAACCGTGCTATCTCTGCTAATCTCGCAACTTCTGCGGTGGCGGCTGCGATTGAAGCTTCAGCTGCTGCTTGTTCTGCAGCAATTTCTTCTGCAGTTTTTCCAATTTTAAGTGTTACAACATTTGATATTTCAGAGTAAAGGGCTAAGGTGTCATTGTCTGACCTGATGTGAAATGACCATACCGTACCGCTTGGCCTTAATGACTCAAGTAATGAGTGGTTAATTGTTATTGTTGTGTCTAAAGAATTAGGGCCACCAACATTCCCAGTAGCAATTCCCCACCCATTGCACCCAGAACAATTAAAACTTATTGCGTATCTTTCTGGTTGAGTGTTACCAGTGTCTGGAGCATCCCAATCTAAAACTGTTGCAGTTGCCCCATCAACTACGGTTAGATTTCTTGGGGCACCTATTGTTTTTACTACTGGTGCTGCTTGTGAAGTAAAGGCTTCTGCTGGAATAACTTGCATTGACCCAGATTGGTCCCATAACAATTGAACCCAGGCACCACCGCCATTTTCGTAGTACATTAACTCTATGGTCTTTGGGACTCCTGCTGTAAATGCTACTGGTGCACTTGTTGTTCCTCCGCCACCTTTATCAACCCAATCGCTTGTTATCAAGGTGCCGTCAAGGTAGAGCTTAGTTCCGTCGTCTGCTTGTGCTAAAAATGATATGTCTTGAGTTGTGTTACTGCGTATAGAACCAGTAAATCTTACAATGACATCTTCTGATGGACCGCCAAGGACACTGCCACTACCCCATTGAAAGTCAATGTTGGGTACAGTTGTTGTTACTGTTGCAGTATCTCCTTGAGGTATGTAAGGAGAACCATTCTGACCGAGTACATTGTGTACCTCAGCAGTCAATCCTTCTGCTGCACGAGCTTCTGCAGGTACAACAAAAAGCCAGCCTAAAGAGAATGCAGCAACTAAAAACAAGCGAAATGATTTCAAGTGTTCCCCTCGGAATACTCATTGCCCTCAAATAACTAATTAAAGCAGAAGTTACATTGGTTTTCTTAGTTTATTAATAATTTGTTTTGAACCAACATCACCTGAAGCGTTAACAGACTCTCCTTGAACACCGCGTCCTCTACTTGCCCAAGTAAATATTGATGCACGTGTTTCAGACTTAAAAGTTGATGGTGTAGAAACAAATCTTTGTTCAACACCTTTTCGGTTGTTAACTTTAAGTGGTCGTCGGTTTAGCTGAGGTTCCATTAGTAACTACCACCACCGCTGTCTCCTCCGCCCATTCCACTGTTGTCACTTGCTGAAGCTCCTGAAGAAGGCTCTAAGTTACCTGGAGTATTTGTTCCTGAAGAGGTTGTTTGTAAAACATTTCCAGCCATAAGTGCGCCAGTCATATATGGGTAAGAACCCCACCAAAAACCGTTACCTACAAACCCTCGTTCTCTAGGACGAGAAAAGCGTAGACGCTGTTGGTCTTCTGCGGTTTCAATTGCTCCGTCAAACTGACGACCTAAGTTGTGATGACTCATGAGTTACCTATCTGCATATATAAACAAGCCCTCTGGGTCGTGGACTTGAACTGACTGTTGAACTAGCGTGTAACCAGTTTCTCGTGCGTGATGCCCACAGAAGTAAAGTTCTCCAGTTAATAATGTTGCACGAACCATTGCTCGTGCAGCACATTTGTCACATCGGTCTAACGCTGTTAACTCTCTTTGTGCGTGGGCTGTATCTATCAATTGCTGAACCCTGGGCTTGGTGGCTTACTTGCAGTAGCTCCAGCAAACTTGTTCTGTGCAGCGCTTATCTCAAGAGGTTTTTCTCCTTCAAACTTTGTAGTTTGAGGCATAGCGCCTTTGAATTCCTCACTAGATAACATGAGTTTAGTTTACCCCTTTCCTAGAATAAGTAAGGGCATAATACGAAGATGGAGTCCAAAGAGTTCTTGGAACGTTACACTTGTGCTCTGTGTAGTAAAAGATACGTAGTACCCGATTTAGCACGAATGTGCGAGGAAAAACACTTGGAGAACTCTGATGCCTAAATATGAATACGCCTGCATCCAATGCGATTTAGATTACGAAAAAGAGCGTAGCATCCATGTTGCAGAACCTAATTACGTCTGCGACAAGTGTGGCTACGCTCTTCAACGTGTCTTTAACTCTTTTGGCCTTCAGTTCAAAGGCTCAGGGTTTTATAAAACTGGTGGTTAGTTAGAGTTTTCTTCTTTTGAAGGGACTGTTTCTGTAGTTACAAGTCCACCAAACTTAGTTACCTTGTCTGCTGCTTGACGTTCTTCAACTTGAACATCTGCAACAGTTTTAGCGCCTTTATCAACGGTTGAAAATGCAGCGTTGATTTCATCAAGGCTAAGCTTTCCATCATCCATAAATGCACGAGCTAACTTCTCAACAACTGCGGCAACCGCAGTCAGACCAGCAACTAGTACTGCTTTTGCTACTGGGATACCTGCAACGGCACCAGCTCCAATAACTGCAAGACCGCTTGCTGCAAATACCGCAACAATACGCATCAATACATTTTTCAACGTTGACATTAGATTCCTCATCCGTTTTTCTCCTCTGTGCTGTAGTTTATCGTAGGGACGGTATCGTTGTACTCTTCTAGTGCTTCTAGACATATTTTTTGCTCAGACATTAAGAAATCCTCAATCTCAGTACGACGAAGAGCAATCTGCTCCTCTGTTTGAGCAACTACCTCTTCAGAAAGTTCATCACGGTGCTCTGTGTACTGTTCAACCATATAACCCAATACGGACTGCATAGTCGCTGCTTTTAGTTGAGATTCTTCCCAACGCTTTTTAATCTCGTTTATTTTCTTCTCTTTAATGAAAGCATCTGCCTCTAGCTGTTTTTCAGCCCGCTTCATTTGAGATTTTGATTGGTAGTGTGTTTGGTCCATACCCTCACACTAGCAGACTATTTGTATTGCTCAACAATTTGAATTGGGCCAGAGGTGTTGACATCTAGCTTTGCTGCAATCTCAATTGCTTTCTCTGGCTTAGCTCCTGCGTGAATCGCCCCAACTGCATAGTCAGAGCCAGAACCAAC